GTAATGTATTTAAGAGTAGCGTCTATCTGTCTAAATGGATCGAGATCTCTGTAATGCTTGGATCTCATCTGACCTAGTCCGTAATGGCTGCCGTTCTTGGCTAAATAGTTCCAGCGAGATTCCTTAGTGATGATTCTGTTAAAGCACTGGAACTCTTGATAGTTAATGATTCGACTATGTGCATAGAGCTTTAGATGATCTATCGAATAGTTCTTAGCTGTTGCTTCTGGAATGCTTGTTATTGAAGTGATGGCCGCTAGGACATAGACCGCGCCCATTAGCTGCATTCGCCCTTGCGAGCTATCCGCTCCAGCGGCTCGCTTCAAGCGATGACAGCGTAGCAAGCTTGTCAAGTTTAACAGTGTAATGAGCGTAGTTTTGAGCGTGTCCCACAGCCTGTGGATAACGTCTGTGGATAACTTCATGACTTGAACCAGCCTTCTGGAAAGTCCATAGCAGCACAGTAAGAGCAGCTAGTAGACAGGATTGGAGTATCTCCAGCCATCTTCGGGACGTAGCCGCCGCAGTAACGAAAGCGATGTCTAAGCTTCTGAATCATGGCTTACCGCCCCAGCCGTTACCCTTAAACACGATTCCACCTAACGAGTAAACGCGCTTCATTGGGACAGTGCAGTTCTCACAGTAAGGATCTCTAGCTAGTGTGTCCTCGATGGATCGCTGGACTTCTAGCTCTTTACTACACACTTCGCACCTGTATTCATAGGTCGCCATTAGCTTCTCCAATTAGTGCCACTGTCATAGTCGAGCAGACGCAGCACTGGATCGTCTTTACATTATCTGGAAGATTATCCGTAATGACACGAATAAGCTGCTCGGTCTCCTTCTTGCACATTCGGCACTTATAGCGCAGCTTGTCCATAGTTGCTCCCTTTAAGATTCTCGATCGGCTGTAGATTCTGTTGCGTTACCCACCATGTCGGCTGCTTGGCGTGTCTGTATCGTGGACGCTTCGCCATCGCTACTGGAATCCAGCCCGCTAGTCTGTAATTCGGGCTAGTGCCTACGACTAGAACAGCTACATCGCTCTGGCGATCATTCTCGTAGATTATGAGCTGTCCGGAATCGTAACGCGTCCACTTCACTTCTATAAAGCTTCCAACATCTGCCGTCTTCTTAAACTGTGAAGATCTTGGATCGAAGTTCGTAAAGCCTAAATAGCGAGCGACTAAGATCTCGGCGACTATTGACTCGGCCACTTGCGCGACGTAATCATGGAAGCCGAGTTCTCTGTCGTATCTGCTCGAAGCGTCTGCGTGACCTTGGATCTGGGCGATTCGTTCTAGAGCTACTGTGTGAGCTAAGACCTTATCTTCGATCGTAGGCTTGATCTTCATCTACAGTCACCGCAAAGCCAGATAAGCTTCTCTCGGCCTTGTCCCTTGGTATAACCGAACTTATCTAGCTTCTTTAACTTCTCGCAGCTGTCGCACTGTTCGATTTTATACTCGGCAATTACTTCGCCATTCTGTAGAAGCTTGGCTGTCATAGATTGCGGATAAAGAATCTCCATGTAATCGCTCATGCTTCTAAATCTCTCAACATAGATTCCCCAATAACCAACAGTAAAACTGCAATGTCGCCGTCTTGTAAACGTGAATCGGTTTTCCTCATAAGATTACACAATTCGATTTTTACGAGTTCTGCTTTTGGACTTAATGCATGACCACAAATCGTGTCGCCTATTTCTTGCCACGTCATAATTTCTTTATTCATAATCACACCTGTGGCTTCCACTTGCCATCGCTGGCTAAGACGTACCAGAGCGGCGAACACTGTGTCGCCTTGGTCTTCTCGACGCAGAACCAGCCGCCCCAAGCCTTACCAGTCTTAGCTTCTCCAGTCTTAAAGATTCGATGTCCATGGCTGCACTGTGGAGCTTCTGGGATTAGTTCGCCGCCCAGCTGCTTAGCGATCTCGTCCATCGATGATCCAAGGCTGGGAATGCCGCTCTGCTCGGCTTCTTCTGCCGTCTTATAGCTTGGCACTTCGCCGAACTTCTGTGTCCATGGATCGTAATCGTCGGCCGTTGAGTTGGCTACCTTCGCGCTAATCGTCTCGACTTTCTCCATGTCCTGACGTGTAGGACGCTTATCTGCTCCCAGTAGTAGACCGATCGCTCTACCGATCGCGGACGTAACAGTGTCCTCGACGAAGAACTTCTTCATGTTGACGTTATAAGTCGCCACGTTACCGAATGCGTAATCTGTAGCTGACGGATTGATGTCTTCGTATTCGCGAAAGATCATCGCTTGGATAAGGACGTAACCCTTCTCGGCGTTAAAGTCCACGATGTTCGTCTGGACTCTAGCTGTCGGGTGAGTAGCCCATAGTCGGGCAATTCTGGCGGCTACGTCTTCGTAATTGTCTAAAAAGCTCATTAGCGCACGTCCTTAGCTGCGTGACGAGATACAGCTCGACCGCGCTTAAAGCCTTCGCGCTGGCCTTCTCGATAACCGACTGAATAGCTCATCGCTGCCCATAAGATCCCAGCTATAGCCATAAGGACGAATAGTCCTAGTTCACTTGATGTCATTACTTGCTCCCGATACTGGGAGCGACGTTCGCGCTCCCTATGTAAAGAGTGAAGCAAGAACGCGGATAGGTCAAGATTCCCGCGTAGATGTCGGCGTGTCGATTGGTGTTTTCGGCTTGGACTTTAATCCATTACCCGCGAGAACTCCGCCTAGTGATCCAGTTAAGAAAATCGCGAGAGTCTTTAGAAGATCGATAAAAGCCGCGTCGTTAGGAGCTTGATTACCGATCGGCTGTGTAACGAAGATAAGCGCGTAAGTAATGCCAAGAGTTACGATTAAGAAGACAGCGGCTAACGTAGAGCCGATTATAAGAATGAGAGTCGCGTGGACGTCTTCTGGACTACGGCGTCGCGATGGGCTGTGGAGCTTCTTCTCCAAGGACGTCGCTAGTGCATGTTCCAGTAGGGATACACTGCGGCTCTTGGCATTCTGGCTTTTGCCAGTTCTCGTATTCTTGGCATTCATAGCGAATCCAGCCCTGATAACCACAAGCGGAAAGCCCGACCGAAAGGACTAAGGCCAGACTTCCCGCGAGTAGTTTCCGAGTCACTTCCCCGATAACCCGAAAGCTGAATCTTTTGGATTTAGCCAGCGTAGGACTACAGGCAGAACGGCGGCAAGGCCCGCCATGCCGATCGCCTTGGGATCTGTAACTCCAGCCATGTAAACCGCAATTCCCGCAGCTAAGAAGCTACGCGCCCAGCTTGCGAGTAACGCTTTTAAGTTTTCCATCTTTCTTCTCCTTAATCTTCGGCTTCGCTGCCGACTGAGTAGGTACTTCGACGACTGGATAATCGCCAGCATAAGCCACGAACTTAGGACGTCCGAAGCCTACGATCTCTTTACCGCTCCCGAATGCCCGCTCTTTAATCATGACCATTCCGCCGTTACGTTGATCGCCAGTTCCCGAAGTGTTTCCCTCGATGGTAATTACTGACTTCGCCTTAACTCCGACGACGATTCCAATGTGGCTAATGCGGTCGACGCCATCATGCGGAAAGTCCATAAATGCAAGATCGCCGATCTTAGGCTCTGTATCTACCCAGCGACTTACTTCTTTAAGCTTATGCGCTCCCGCAGCTGTAGAGACCATCGATGGAAGCTTTACTCCCGCTTCATGGAAACACCAATTAACGAAGGATCCGCACCATGGCAGACCGTCGGCCTTAGTAAACTTTCCGTACTTGGTTAAGTTATTGCCCTCTTCGACTGTACCGACTTCGGCCAGTGCTACTTCGACGACGGCCGCAGCTGTTCCGATTGGATAAGTCATGGAGCTACTGGGATCTCGATTAGACGTGGATTAGCGTTAGAAGCTGGAAGATCGCGAAGAGCTTGTCGATAAGTTGCCCACGCAGCTTTATCGACTGGGGCGTCTGCTACTTGCGTCCAGTCCGATTTAATTAGTTCGCTATCGCGCCAGTTCCGAATCCGTCTAAATAATTTATGGTCAAAATCGGTTTCCAGAACTTCGCGATAATTATCGAATGTGTGGATTACATCTAGGATCTTAGTCATTACGCTACTCCATAAACTAGTGAAGCTCGGAAGAAGTCACCATTTCCCCAGACAAAAGGCTGGCTAGCTGTGACGTTTGTAGAACTATTATAAAATAATGCGAATAACGTGTTTCCGCCAGTTTTTCTCGCTGTAACTACTTGATAACCTAATACGCCATTATCTTCTAGATAAGCACTTGCTGGATAACCACTCGTTCCCGCATTCTGGGCATTAGCCGTAAAAGGTAAGCTAAAAGTCCATTCGCCAGTTCCAAAAGTTGTTGTCGAACCAGCCGCGAAGTAAACCTGTACGTAACACAATTTACCGACTAATAGATAAGAACCACTTAAAGTTCCATTACCTAACGACGGAGCTGTTCCAGAAGCCGACCACGTCGGAGTATAAGCTGTGTAATCGGCTGAGTATTTTAATCCTGTTGATGTTGATGAGTCCGCTGTTAAGACTAAATTATTTGCGCCTACCGCTAGACGATCGAAAGTGTCCGCACCTGTTCCAGCGATGAGATCACCTTTAGCGTCGATCGCCGTAGCCATCGAGTTAGTAATCGTTACCGCTCCAGAAGTTCCACCGCCAGAGATACCAGTTCCAGCCGTTACAGCTGTAATGTCGCCTACGTCATTAGTAATCCATGAATAATCTAAATCTGTGTTAGAAGCTTTAGCTAAGATCTGTCCAGTAGTTCCACCTTTAAGATCGACTAAAGCGGTGTCGATGTCCTGACCAAGTGCCGCGATCGCCGTCGCGCCGTCCTTGACCAAGTCGGTCGACTGCGGAATGTCCCAGCCGAAGTTCGTTGTAGTAGTTGCCATGTTATGCCACCGATCCGATCGCGTTTTCCCATGTAAGAGTAGGGCTGATTGTATTCCAATACTCGGCCGCCGAGACTTGATTCCATCGGAGTGTCACTTGCGAGAACTCCAGCGGCGAAGCGTTTATCGTAATAAATAGCGAGTTATAACTGGCCCTAAAAGACCAGCCTTCGACGTAACCCTCGAAGACAGTGTCGACGATGTTAGGCGGAAGATCTGTAACGCGTAGCGGCATTCCCATAAAGATCTTTAGAAGTGCGTCGCGGTCTGCGTCGTCGATGTCTGGCGAAGCGATTGGAAACTCGATCGAATCAAAAAATGCGCGTGGATAGGCTTTAAGCTGTAGGCGACGAGCTAGAGCCAGAGTCGCGTCCGCTGTCTTCTCGATGTTCGTGTCCCAGATTTCGGCGAACTTACCGAACTGCGAGATAGAAGCTAGATCGCTGTCTGTAAGAGTTGAGCCGTTATCGTAATTAACGGTAATAAAGTTTCGGACGTCGCCGCTTCGCGTAACTGACTTTAAGCCTACGCCGATTCCCTGAGTTGCTGAGATTTCGGTATAGCCATTAGCTGCGAGATAAGTCTGTCGATGTAATGCGTCGGCATACCCTATTCGGCCTGATCCGTCCTCGTAGAGATAGCCGAGTCCTGATTCTGCGATCTGACTGGCTAACGTGTAGCTAGAGACTGGATCGGCTGCTCTGTTGACCATTTCGTATTGCCCAGGCTGATCGATCGATCCTAGTCCTACGTTCTCGGCGTTAGCCCATGTCGTCGTCGGATCGTACTGATACCAAGCTAAAGCTGGAGCGACTTCGTTCCAGTTATTAAGAAGTAGATCGGAAAGAATCTCGTTAATCTGCGTTCCATCGTAGGCTTTAGCTAAAGGTAGTTCCCAGTTAGCCCGAGCTAGTTTAGACAGCGCGCCGAGTGCTGTAATGCGGGCAGAAGTAACGTAGTCTGTCGATCCAGCTGACACGACGCTTATTTCGATGTCGCTGATAAAGCCGCCATAGAGATCGACGTAAACTCCAGTCGAATCTTTAATCGAGATAAGGATCTCGTTACCTACGGTAAAAGGATAAGAAGTGTTCTGTAGGTTAATTAGTTCGATGTAGCAATAGCCCGCGACTGGCTGCTCATAAACAGAAGTTCGGCCGCTAGTGATCTGAACGCTGGCCAGTGTCACTTCTTGATAATCGACGCCATCGATTAGAACGCGCCATTCTGGATTCCATAGCGTCACGCGAACGCACCCGATCCAAGAGTTCCGCGATAGCTGGAATTATTAAGAACGTTAATGATCGCTCGGGCTGTACCTTCTGGGTCGATCGCGCCGTTAACAGTTAAGTTAATAACTGAACCGCGTCCGCCGCCGAGTGCATGATTTGGAGTGATCGATCCGTTACGCCCGGGCGTAAATAGTTCTGGGCCTTGCTCGCCGACTATGTAAGAAGTTCCCGAAGTTACTGGGCCGCCCATAGCCTTAAAACCGCCGAAGACCTTATCGATAAGACCACCGATTCCAGCAACGACAGGATTATCCTTAATAAGCTGGATAAATTGCTTTACCTTCGTAATCATGTCGCCAAGGAAGTCGACTACCTTCGAGACGCCAGTAATGACTCCAGAGATAGCCGTACCTAAAACCTCGAAAGCGACTCTAAGAATAGTTCCGATTGCTGGCCCCATGGTGTCGCGAACGAATGTAGCGACTGACTTAAAGAGCGAGAAGAGCGGCGCGAGATCGTCCGCGTTACCGTTAATGGAGTTTCTTACTTTATTAAATGCTGAGAATAAACCATCTAAAGCTGGCCCGAAGACAGAAGCGAAGAACGGAGCTACGAAGTCTTTCATAAAGTTATAGAGGGCCTTAAATGCTGGAATAACGAAATCGTTAAGAACTACTTTAATGTTATTAAATGGGCCTTGGAGATCTTTACCGATTGAGTCGGCCATCGATGAAAGAGCTGGGATAACCTTGTCTACGAAAGTCGTAACGAGCGGAGTAAGCGCGTCCAGTACGAAAGAGCCTACGGTCTCTTTACCTTCATCGAATGCGATGTTAAGTCGATCTAACTTTCCTTGGAAAGTGTCGGCTTTAGCTGAGGCTTGATTCTCGAAAGTATCGGCGAGCTTCTTGGTAATCTCGTCCATCGAAAGAGTTTTTAACTGAGCAGAAGAAAGTCCGACGCCAAGCTTTCCAAGAGCTGAAGTGTTGCCCTCTGTAGCCTTGGCTAACGCGTTAGAGACCGCTTCTAGACTCTTACCGCTACCCGCGCTTATGTCCAGAGCTAGAGCTTGGAGTTTCTGCGCTTTCTCTACGTCGCCAGTAGCGCGAGCTAGTCTTTCCAGCGATGGGCGAAGTTCGTCGTCTGTAACGCCGAACGCCAGCGACGTTTTAGTTATGTAACCCTCGGTCGCCTTGATCTGGGCATTCGTCGCGCCTGTAACGTTCTTTAGAGTTAAAGCGAGTTTCTCCTGAGCGGCTGCGTCTGCGATCGCTGACTTAACGCCATCGACGAGAAGTTTTCCCGCGTAGGCTGCGGCTGCGACTGTGGCAGCTGCGAAAGCGGCAGCGGCTACCTTGCCGAACTTGCCGATCTTGTCGGAGAAGCCTTCGACTTCTTTCTGCGCGCCTTTAACGCCTTTCTTTAATTCGTCGAAGTCGGCGTCGAAAGTTATCTTTACTTTTGGAATGCCAGCCATTAGTCGAGACCCACTTTCTTAATTATCGCCTGAACTATGTCTATGTATTCTTTCGCGACGATTGGCGTGTAATAGTCAACAGCTGGAGAGATCCAGTAGCCGCGCTTATTGCGCGGGGCCTTAAAGCGATCGGTATACGCCCGACCCAGTGAGTCCGTACCGCGTCCGCCGCCGAACTCTGTTCCCCAGAGAAGAGCGCCCGCTGGAGCTGCACCCTGTCGGACTTTATTACCTTTACCGCTCTTGGAAGCCTCTCCGCCGTACTTGCGCCCGACCTTCTTAGGGCCACCGATGTCGACGCGAATAAGACGATCGCGTTTAGCTGTAATCGTCTGAGCTACGAGCTTAGTCTGTGGAGCTGGCGCACCGTTCGCGCTCATCATGAGTTGACCCGCTAGACGCTTCGATAGTGGAAGAGCTGCGTCGCGGATCTCGTTCTGTGTTTCTTTATCAAGAAGATTAAGAGTCTGGATCAAGTTTTTAAGCGCGGCTGGCTCGACTTCTATCGAGTAGACGCCCTTCTTACTTGCCATTTCGTTTCTCCAGTATCTCTAACGCCGTTAAGATCTGCTCCGCCGTCTGCCACTCGCTCATCGGGATTTGAGTCGCGATAGAGAGTTCGACGATTAGTCGATTTAGGCTTCCGACGGGATAGCTTTTGGGCTTGCGTTACTCGCTGAGACTTCCGCGACCGTTTCGATCCAGACCTCGTAAGGTTTGACTGGAGTTCCCGCAGCTTCCCGCTTCATGGCTGCGTAGCCAAGAAAGAGAAGATCGTTTACTCCGATAGATTCGGCTTGCTGGATAGTCTTTCCAGTTTTGCTTTCCCACTTCGACCACTCGGGAGAAGCCGCCACGAATGTAACGGCCTCTCCTGAGAAGTATTCGATCTCGATGTTTAGTTTCATGTTCGCTCCCGATTCTGTTTTTTAGCTGAATGTCTCGCTTGGTGTTCCCACTACTGTAAAGGATAGCGTTACAGTTTGAGCGTCTGGGCTAGAACCGCCGACGCTTGGGAAGATTGGTAGCACGTTAAACGCGAAGACCGCACCTGTAACAGCTGTTAGCGAGATCGCTAAAGTCGTGTTGGGAGCTGTCTCTGCTGCTGTCCATAGAGCTTCACAGAGTGAATCCGCTGCGCCCCAGTCTGCAAGCATTTCGACGTCGAACGTCCACTGCTTATCGATCGAACGGTAAGCCTTAGCGTAAAGAGTGTCGTAAGTTTCGATAGTTACATCTCCGCTTAACGTTGCGCTTGTTGCTTGCTCGTTATAGTTTTTGGTCGCGATCGTAACCGAAAGATCGCGCCCTGTAATTACGGTCGTGGCCAT